ATCATAGTGCCGCCTGATGTCGTGAAAGACACGCTCGATGCGTTTACAGCCGTCACCGGCCAGATTGGAACAATATAGCGAGGCTTCAAGCAATAAGGTTGCGACGGCCAAGCATATTCGTATGCCCAAGGCATAGGCGGAACAGGGGTCACTCCGTTTAAGTTTTCGGGAGTGCCGCGCGCTGCTTTCAGTAAAGTAAGACCGGATTGATAACGAGCGCAGTTCCAATGAGCTGCACGAAAAAGCGCGTCAATACGATTTTGATATTGACGCGACAATATATTAGCGGCTAGCGAACCATCACTAGGGTCGATGCTCGTAACAGTCGCGCGAGCGCGGATCAGATCAAGTGCCTGATTACAAACATCAATTACTGAAGTCACAGCCCACCCCTTAATATTTATCGGAGTCCGTGGTATATCGGCTTTTCATACGATCTTCGTTGCTCATGGATGGCGGTTGTTCGTCCTCATCCTGTTCGACACCGAGATGTGTGATTTGAAGTTCAACACGGCGGCGAAGAGTTTTCTTGCCATCCTCTTCAACTTCATGCTGACTATATGCCGTGACTTTGGCCATTGCGTCAAAGGAGACGATGCTGCCAACTTCACAACTTATATCACCGAGTTTATCAAGCTCATCATCGCACAAAGAAATGCAAAGACCGTAAGGGTAGGTATTAACCACCGGTTCAGTGGTCATACGTTCCTTTTTCTCTTCGACTTCATCTGGCGTTTTGGCCATGTGAACGAAAGATTTCAAGGCTCTTCTCCCTTGGTTCCGATGTCTTTTTCGGAGTGCATGGCTTTGAGTTCTTCACCGTGACGTGCAATCATTTTCTGATGCTCATCAACATGGCGCGCATGAGTGTCAGTTATTTCACCGACATGACGTTCGCCCATTTCTTTATGCTCGCGGGAGTGACGATCAGCCACTTCACCCCAAGTTGCATCATGGCCAGCCGAAGGACCGGGATCTGGATGTGGGCCTTCACCATTCATTGCAGGTTTTCCGGCAGTTTCTTTGGCGCGATCTTCGGCAGCACCAATGACTTTTGAGGCCGTACCCTTGGTGTTGGAAGGATGTTTGTAACGATCTTCACCAGCCATAATATCAATCCTTTTTACCGTATCGGTCTTTCATACGCTGTTCGTTCGATTTTGGGAAGGTTTTTCCCTTATCAGCTTCAGCGAAATCTTTACCTACAGACTGTTTGATACCGACTTTTTTGGCGAAACTCTTATTGTGAGCGACCGCCTCCATAAGCCGATGTTGTTTTCCGCTGACTGAAGGCATATCAACCTCCGTATCTGCCGGCCATACGAGCCTGATCGGTCATACCGGGACCGGCAGGAGCGCCAGCAGGCATAGGAGCACCAGCAGGGGCACCACCATCAGCGCCGCCAGCAGCATTCTGCGCCTGAGCCTGAGCAGCCATAGCTGCGGCGTCTTTGGCAGCCTTGGCGGCTGCCGCTTTCTTTTTGCCGTATCGCTCAACAGCTTTGTCGCGCTTGGCCATTTCATTCTCCCGAATACGAGCCGTTTGACTCAGTTCATTGCGTTCACTTCGAAAAAGTTGAGCAGAATATCGGAAGTTGCGGTTGCTGCGTTGCCAGTGACAGCAATCAGGATCGCGCCGCTTTCTACAGCGGTGGTCGCCAAAGGCAAACCCATGCCGCCATGTGTGGTGCCGACAATGGTTGCGGTTTCCTGTGCATACTGAGTGTTGGAGCCAGCCGCACCATATTTGAAAATGTTAGTTGCAAGCTGCCAGCCAACATTGTTACCGGTAGATACACCGGTGGTTGCAACAGTCGTGCCACCAGCACCAACTGTACTACCAACAACAGCCGTTGCAGGGTTAAAAATAATCTTGGCTGTTTTGTTGTTATTGGTAGCCGCGAATGCGCCGACCGCAGTTAGGGATAGGCCGCGACCAGCAATGTCAAACGCGCTGGCGGGCAGAGCGTAAACGGCCAAAACCACATCACTACCTGTTGCGGCAGGGGATACGCCTGTGCCAGATACGAAACGGTATAGATTACCTTCTTCCAAGAAATAGCCGGTGCTTGAACCGAACTGAGTCTGCGTGCCTGAAGTCAGACCAGCCGCAGCGCCAGCCTGAACGAGACCCTGAACAGATGTGATTTCGGAGACAGCCGCAGGCTGACCATTAGGCTGAAGGCCAACTACATAGAGAATTTCGGAGCCTGAGAGTGCCATTTTACACCTATCTTCTGATTAGAATTAAATAAGAACGCCTATACCGCTTTGACGGCCAAGAAGTTCGGATCGGCTCGTCGCAATTGCGGGTGCCGCTTTATTTGCGGCAGAAACCGGATCTGCGCGGAGTTTTGTTTTGGCTGGCGTCTTAAAAGACGACTGGCCGGAAATGCGAGTGTTTGACATGACGGGAACATTACCAATTCGCTGTGGCGATTTAAGGTTATCCAATTCCGGCATATCACGAGGCAGAATGCCTTGTTTCTGATATTGAAGTTCAAGAGCGCGTTGAAGAATTTTGCCCTGATATTCGGCCAATGATTGTGCGTCATCACCTTCTTTAGGACGCATCTGCATTGCAGCTTCAATGATATTTTCGAATGCTGGTGTTTTCTGAGCCGAAGGCAAAGTGCGAAGCCAAGCACGCATACAGCGTTCGGCAGCTGCGTTTTTTGGTTCCATAAATTCATTCGGCGGAATTAGACCGCCAGTAACATCTTCAAAACGTGCGCCTTCAGGATAATAAATATCGTCAGGCGACATAAATGCAGCAAGCAGTTCATAAATCGGATTTTCAGACTCCGATTCAATTTCAGCATGACCCTGAAGCGCGCGAAGTTGCTCGCTCAGATATTTCACTTGAGCTTGAAGATCAGAAAAATCTTCTGTGACAGCGTTTGACATAAATTTACCCTTGTGATGATAAGGCCGCTGTGACAATCACAGCGGCCAGAGTTGATATTAAGCGCCGACCGTAAAGTTGCCAGCGTAAGCAGGCCCGGTCTGGAAGTCTGGACGCTCGGAAACCATACCAGCAAACGAGATCGTACCAGCGGTGAAAGTACCCACTGGGATGTAAGCCAACTGCAAGAAACGATACAGTTTCTGACCAGCTGCGCGACGTGGAATGTCGGGCAGAGGGATGTAGGAGTTGGATGCGGTCAGGTTTGCCAGAGGAATAGCACCGGTTTCAGCAATGGTCTGGAAAGTCAGGCCAGAGAAGTTGCCCGAACCCTGCGTATCCACAGCGGCCTGAATAGCGATGTTCAGCGAAGTACCACCTGCAAAGGCTGTACCGATTGCTGCGTACATCATCAAGCGCTTTGGACCAACGCCGAGATCCTCGCCATAATATGTCGCATTGCCGTCATTGATAGGCGATGTGGCATAAGTAGAACCGGTATTCATCAAACCTGTTGCCAGATCATAGATGCCGGTCGAAATGACGGTCGAGCTGGTGATGGCCTGAGCCGAACCAGTATTACCGCCAGTGAAGATAAGATTGATGTCTGTCTGAGCCATGTCAAATTTCCTTTTGTCCTAGAAGGGAAAGTGTCTCACCGTTAGGTGAGACGGCTTTCCGTATTAAGGAGCGAGTCAACGATCCGGATTGGAACGCCACGGAAATCGACGATAGGCATACCTTCGTATTCGCGTGGGGTGAGCAGCACGTTTTTATCACGAATTGCCTGAATGTCCATGTACTGACGAACAGTACGATTGACATACCAAGCTGGACGCATGGCCGGTGCTGGCTGGTTAGGAGCATCAACTTTGGTGATGCCGGAGATACGACGACCAGCGGTCGGAAGGCGTACAACAGCCTTTGACATCAGGGCGAAAATATCAGGTGGGGTTGTGCCAGCAAGGCCAGCGGTCGTGGTATCGAGGTTGGCGATACGAACGAAATACTGCCAGTTCTTGATGTGCAGACCGCATTTCCACATGAACAGCGAGGTGTAAGCCTCAAATTCACGCTGGTTGGCGTCGAAGCCCGGACGAATGTCGCCCTTATCTTCAAACACCAGACCTGCTTTGGAACCTTTGGGATAGAAGCCGAAACCGGTCTGTTCGCCCCAGCAAGCCAGCCAAATCGAAGCGTTAGAAGAGCCAGTACCACCACCGTCGAGAACGTTTACGGCGTTCTGTGCGTTTGCAGTCGAAACGGTGTTGAAACGAGGAGCAAGGCCAGTGAACTGAGCCTGTGTCACAAGTTCGTTGCCGTAGAAGAAGGTTGTGGACAT